ACTGTTTTGGCCGCTAGACCAGCTGAGGGCGACGTATTATATTTCCCATTAACAAAGTCATATTTTGAAATACGCAAGGTAGAAGGAGATACTCCATTCTATCAGGTTGGTAAACTTTATGTCTTTAGAATGCAGTGCGAATTAATGCAATTCTCAAGCGAAGCATTCAATACAGGTGTTGATGAGATTGATACCTACACAGATTCAATAGATCAAAATCTTAACAACTTTGAATTCTTAATGGAGGATGGCGATAGTATGTTGTTAGAATATACCACATCAACTCCTATGCTATTAGAAAGCTTTAGCGTAACAGCAGTTGATGCCGGCTCAAGAAACGAAGACTTTGATACTAATATAGAAGAAATCTTAGATTTCACAGAGAAAAATCCTTTTGGTGAGGTATTTAAATAATGTTAGATCAAAGATTTTATTGGGGCACAACTAGAAAAGCAATTGTTGCGTTTGGCAATATGTTCAATGGTATTACTATTGATCGTAAAGATTCAACCGGCACAAGTGTGGAATCTTTACGAATTCCCTTATCGTATGTACCTAAACAGAAATTTTTAGCCAGAATACAACAACAACCTAGTTTAGATGATAGAACTGTTCAAGTTGTGTTGCCTAGAATGTCATTTGAAATGACTGGGCTTACTTATGATTCTGCAAGAAAAATTAGCCCTCTTCAACAAAATCGTAGTATCAATTCTACTAGCACTTCATTGGATGCACAATATGCGCCAACCCCATATAACATACAAGTATCTCTATATGTATATGCCAAGAATCAAGATGATGGTCTACAAATAATAGAACAAATAATTCCATATTTTAATCCTGATTACAATTTAACAATGAAAACAATTCCTGAAATGGGAATTAAAAATGATTTACCTATTTTATTAGAAGGCATCACATTTGAAGATACGTACGAAGGTAGTTTTGCAGATAGACGATCCATTATATGGACATTGAGTTTTATGATGAAACTTAATTACTACGGTCCTGTTAATAAACAAGGTATAATTAAAAAAGTTGTTACTAATACGTATAGTAACGAAACATTAACAAATAAGCAATCTACTGTTATTGTTGAGCCAGATCCTAGAACGGCAAAACCTACTGATAATTTTGGATACATTAATACCTTTGAAGATTTTTAAATGAAAAATATACCAGAACTTGATAAGCTTTTTGATATTGAACCCGTTGTTTCTGAAAACAATGTTCCTGCCATCATGCCTGAAACTAGCAAAAATATAGATCAAGAAGATGATTATCAATTAGCAAGATCTACTCTTCGCAATTTAATATATAAAAGTGAAAATACTTTGGATGATATGATTGAGTTGGCTAAAAATTCTGAGCACCCTCGAACATATGAGGTTGCGGGTCAGTTGATTAAAACAGTATCAGATGTTGCTAAAGATTTAATTGAACTGCAGAAAAAGGTTAAAGATCTAAAAGATAATGACCCAGTATCTGCAAAGAATGTAACAAACAACAATGTGGTGTTTGCTGGATCAACTGCTGATTTATTTAAGATGTTGAAAAACAAAGACGACGGTAAAACAATTGAGCAATAAACAAATATCATATAACGGCAATCCCAATCTTAAACCAATTGGTATTGTTGAATCCTACAGCGCAGAACAAGTCAAAGAACTAATGCGTTGTATGCAGGATCCTATCTATTTTATTGAGAACTATTGTCAGATTGTTTCTTTGGATTATGGTCTTGTGCCATTTAAGCTATACGATTGCCAAAAAGAAAAAGTACATACTATATTAAATAATCGTAAAGTTATTTTGATGGAAGGCCGCCAACAGGGCAAGACCATTACAGCTGCAGCATGTATTCTTTGGTACACACTATTTCAAGAAAACAAAACAGTTGCTATTCTGGCAAATAAATCGTCAGCTGCGCGCGAGGTGCTTTCTCGATACGAACTAATGTATGAAATGCTTCCCATGTGGATGCAACAAGGTGTAAAAACATTTAACAAGGGTGACATTGAACTTGAGAATGGATCTAAAGTATTCACATCAGCAACAAGCTCATCTGGTATTCGAGGTAAATCCGTAAACTGGTTGTACATTGACGAAGCAGCAATTATTCCAAATAATGTTGCAGAACAATTTTTCACTTCTGTTTATCCCACAATTTCTGCAGGACAAACCACAAAGATTCTGCTTACATCTACACCGTTAGGATATAATCACTTTTGGAAATTTTGGAATGAGGCAGAACAGGGGTTGAATGGGTTTGTGCCAATGTTTATTCCATATAGCAAAATTCCTGGAAGAGATGCAAAATGGGCAGCAGAACAAAAATCAATGTTGGGCGAACTAAAGTTCAACCAAGAAGTTTTATGTAGATTCCTTGGATCATCTAATACCTTAATTAATCCTGATACTATTGCTCAAATGTCTACTCGTCAATTCGTTTATACAAAAGATGGATTGGATATTTTAGAAGAACCAATTCGGGCAACCAAAAAAGACGACGGAACATACGAGGGACAAGATCATATCTATATGCTTGTAGCAGATACCTCGCGCGGAGTAGGGGGAGATTACTCAGCATTTGCGGTTATTGATATTACTGCATATCCATACAAAGTGGTAGCAAAATACAGAAGCAACAGAATCAGCCCGTTGATGTTTCCCAATATAATATATAAAGTAGCAAAAGATTTTAATAAAGCTTACTGTTTGGTCGAGATTAACGATAACGGGCAGCAAGTTGCAGATTCATTGTATATGGACTTGGAATATGAAAACGTATTCTTTGTTGGAAGTAACAGTAAATCGGGACAATACTTATCTGGCGGATTTACTCCCGGGGCAACACTGGGGGTGAGAACTACCAAACAAGTTAAACGATTGGGATGTACCACATTTAAGAGTTTAGTTGAAGCAACCAAATTGCTAATACATGATGCAGAAATTATTGAGGAAATATCTACATTTATTGAAGTTCGAGGAACACACAAAGCAGATGAAGGATATCATGACGATTTGGTCATGTGTTTGGTATTGTTCTCTTGGGCAACAAATGAACCATTCTTTAAAGATTTGACAGACACAAATCTTAGAAAAGTATTATACGAAGATCAATTTAAACAGATTGAGGAAAATCTCACACCATTTGGTATTATGAATGACGGTTTACCCGAAAAGGAAAAACCCGAAGTTATTGGAGAAGATTTATGGTGGAGTCAAGATCCCGAAGCAGAGATGAAAAAAATGAAAAGAAATTGGTTGGAAAATGTCTAAAAAGAGATACTTATAAATAAATAGTAATCAATAGTTATATTGGACTATCTATAAAATCTTAAGGAGAATAAGATGGCATTTCAGCTTTCACCTGGCGTACTAGTACAAGAAAAGGACCTATCTGCGATAGTTCCTGCCGTTGCTACTTCCGCTGGCGCATTTGCTGGCGCCTTCCAATGGGGACCCGTTGGGCAAGTTACCACCGTCGATTCTGAAAACAATTTAGTAAAATATTTCGGCGGGCCAACCGACGAAACATATACATCATTCTTTACTGCAGCTAATTTTTTATCATACGGCAATAACTTACAACTGGTTCGCGTTGTTAATGAAGGAACCGCAAGAAACGCAATTGCTAATGCAAGTGCTAGCGCAGTTTTAATTAAAAATCAAGATGATTTTGTAAACGGATCATATTCATTGGGCGGAACAGGCCTAGGTGAATTTGCTGCAAAATATCCTGGAAATTTGGGCAACTCATTAAAAGTTGTGTTAGCTGACGCAAATACGTGGTCATCTAATGGTATCGCTTGGACATATCAGAGTCAGTTTGATAGTGCTCCAGGAACATCAACATATGCCGGCTCATTAAATGCTGCAAATGATGAAGTTCACGTAATGGTCATAGATGAAGATGGTCTATGGTCTGGCGCAAGAAATACAGTATTAGAAAAATTCGCATTCTTATCCAAAGCAGTTGATGCTAAGAATACAAATGGTTCTTCTAATTATTACAGAGACGTAATTAACAGTAGTTCTGATTATGTTTTATCAATAGATCATCCGATTGGAACAACTACTGGTGCAAATGCTTGGGGAACAACCGCAGTTTCAGGCAAATCATATACAGTATTATCAGCATCAGTTGATAAATCACTAACAAACGGTGTTTCTTATCCAGCAGGTATTACCAATGGTAATGTCATTGCCGGATTTGCCTTATTCTCAAATGACGAACAATATGACGTTAGTTTAATTCCTGCAGGACCATGGAGCAATACATCGGTTGTGTCCAGTCTAGTTGCACTTGCAGAAAATAGAAGAGATTGCATGGTGTTTATTTCTCCTGAAATAACAGACGTTGTTAATGTTTCACCTACTCAACAACCTACAAATGTTGTTGATTACAGAAACAATCAAATTAGCGTAAATTCTAGTTATGCTTCTTTGGACTCAGGTTGGAAATATCAGTACGACCGTTACAACGACAAATATCGTTGGGTTCCGTTGAATGGAGACGTTGCAGGTTTATGTGCAAGAACAGATTTCGTAGCAGATCCATGGTTCAGTCCTAGCGGATATAATCGCGGTCAAATTAGAAATGTTGTAAAATTGGCATACAGCCCAGGAAAAACAGATAGAGATACTCTATATAAAGCAGGTGTAAATCCAGTTGTAACATTCCCAGGTCAAGGCACTATATTATTTGGCGATAAAACATTACAAGCTAAACCTAGCGCATTTGATAGAATTAATGTTCGTAGATTGTTTATTGTGTTGGAAAAAGCTATTGCAACAGCAGCAAAATTCCAGTTGTTTGAATTCAACGATCAATTTACCCAGGCTCAATTTAGAAATCTAGTTGAACCATTCTTAAGAGATGTTCAAGGTCGTCGTGGTATTACAGATTTCAAAGTTGTTTGTGACGAAACAAATAACACAGGTGACGTGATTGATAGAAATGAATTTAGAGCTGACATTTTTGTTAAGCCTGCTCGTTCTATTAACTTTATAACATTGACTTTTGTTGCCACAAGATCAAGTATTTCTTTTGAAGAAGTCGGCGCATAATACCGGAGAACACAAATGGCATCAAATTTTAGAATAGACCAATTCAAAACACAACTTAAAAACGGTGGCGCACGTCCTAATCAATTCCAGGTTAGAATTGCGTTTCCTTTATGGGTTCAAAATAACAGACAGCTATTGGAATCTAGTAGCTTTTTAGTTACTATTGCTGAATTGCCAGGCCAAACTATAGGAACTACTCCTGTTTATTACAGAGGTAGAGAAATTAAGTTGGCCGGCGATAAAGTATTTGCACCATTCCAGTGTACAATTCTAAATGACACAGATTTTAAACTAAGAAATGGTTTAGAAGAGTGGATGAATGGGATTGAAAGCAACGGATTGAAAACAGGATTTACAAGTCCTGGAGCATACCAAGCATCATTGGATGTAATGCAATTGGATAGAAATGGGGCAACATTACGAGCATACAAAATGCTAGGTGCTTTCCCAGTAGATATTTCTCCGATAGGTTTAGACTTTAGTGCTAACGACCAATTGTCTACCTTTACGGTATCATTCCAGTATCAACATTTTGAGTATGGTTTAAGAGCAGCTGATAGCATTGCTTCTTCTACAATATTACCAGGCGTTGTTGCTGGTGGATTAAGTGTGTAATATTTTGGATTTTAAATAATGGCAATTAATTTGTTTGGCTATACAATTAGCCGTGACGACGTAAATGATATTAACAAGGTAGCACGAAATCAATCTTTCGTGCCTCCTGTTACTGATGATGGTACAGCAACCGTACAAGGTGGTGGCTATTTTGGCACATACCTTAATATGGATGCTACAGCCAAATCTGAATCGGAGCTAATAACACGATACAGAGAAGCATCCATGTATGCTGATTGTTCTAGTGCAATTGATGAAATTGTAACTGAAGCAATTGCAGCAGTTGAAGATGAAGCCGCAGTGCAAATTAATATTGATGGATTAGATTTACCTGATAATATCAAAACAGCAATTAAAGAACAGTTTAATACTGTTGTAAGATTGTTGGATTTTAATATGAAAGGGTTTGATATTTTTCGTACGTGGTATGTTGACGGAAGAATTTATTATCAAAAGATTATTGATACCAAGGCGCCTAAAAAAGGCATCTTGGAATTGAGAAAAATTGACCCAAGAAAGATTCGCAAAGTCAGAGAAGTTAAAAAGGACAAGGATCAAAAAACGGGTATTGATTTAATTAAATCAATTGAGGAATATTTTATCTATAGCGAAAAGGGTATTAATTATAACCCGGGAATGCAAACTTCCGTATCTGGTACAAATCAGGGACTGAAAGTTTCTTTAGATTCTATAACATATGTTCCTTCTGGTTTAAATGATTCAGAACAAAATGTAGTTTTAAGTTATTTGCACAAGGCAATTAAGCCTGTTAACCAACTTAAGATGATGGAAGATGCGTTGGTCATTTATAGAATAGCTCGCGCACCTGAAAGAAGAATATTTTATATTGATGTGGGCAATTTACCTAAATTGAAGGCTGAGCAATATCTAAAAGATATTATGGCTCGCTACAGAAACAAGATTGTGTATGATTCTGCCACCGGCGAAATCAGAGATGATCGTAAATTTATGTCAATGTTAGAAGACTTTTGGTTGCCTCGTAGAGAAGGTGGCAGAGGTACTGAAATTACTACATTGCCAGGGGGTGAAAACTTAGGACAGATTGAAGATATTACTTACTTTCAGAATAAGTTATATCAAGCATTGAATGTTCCTTTATCAAGAATGCAACCTCAACAAGGTATTTCATTTGGTAGAGCAACAGAGATTACTAGAGATGAATTAAAGTTTGCTAAATTTGTTGGCAGACTGCGTAAGAAGTTTAGTGAATTATTTAATGATGTTCTTAAAACACAACTAATCTTAACAGGTGTTATAACCGACCAAGATTGGGATGATATTAAAGAAAAAATACAGTATAAGTTTGCGCAAGATCAATATTTTGAGGAAATGAAAGATTCTGAGAATCTTCGTAACCGTGTAGATATTATTAATCAGATGCAACCATATGTTGGCACTTACTTTAGTAAACAGTATGTAATGAAAACTGTGTTAAGAATGACTGATGAAGAAATTGGGCAGATGGAAGAACAGATACAAGCTGAACCTCCACCTACATTGGGCGCTGGCGGGCAACCTTTAGATGCTATAAATAATCAACAGTAAGGAAAATTATGGAAACTACAGCAACGCTTAAAAACATGGTAGATGATATTTTAGCTGATCGTTCAAACGATGCAGTTAATCAATTTAATGCAGCAATGGGATTTAAATTATCCACTGCATTGGATACAAAGAAACAGGAAATCGCAGCTTCAATCGGACAAGAAACAGAAGAAAATGAAGAAGTTTAACAATCTTAGAATTGAGACACTTGAGGAAAAACTCAAGTCGTCTGATCCTACGGGCAAATGGATACACGATTTCGTG